TTTCGTGGATGAGTTACAAACCGGATGACCAGATAGCATCGTTGAAAGAATGGGAAGCGGAACAGAAAGAGTAACTCGCCCAATAAATATAGCGTGTATACGTAGCAGGAATGTTATCCACGCTGACGCCGCAATCTATTGCGGTTCTCGCACAAACGTCCCTTACGATAGGATTATTTGATTACTATCGTATTGTTCAAAGTGATGATTCTGTTGTTACGTGGATAAAACCTACGCAAAATCCCTTAGCAGCATGGGTTCGTCCACGAACTCTTATTTCTCTAAATACACGAACGGAGCCCAATCGAAGTGAAACGGTTCATCTTATTACATCGCCTGTACTGCGTTTCGCTGTCGATGGAACAATAGATAGTAGTTATATTTCGAACGCGGTATTACATCGTCTGAATTATAATGTGAGTTTTTATGAAAATGACCGTGAATATTCTTTATATACAGTGACACCTGATTATTTCTTACCGTGGTGTTTCACCTTTCATACTAGCAATACACTCTTACATATACAACAGCGCCCTACAACCCACTTTCGGCTACAAAATGTTCCCGTAACACCCGCATATATGGCGTTTGTGGGTGGTTCAGCACTAGAATTACCTGTATTGCGAGACCACACTGCGTTAAAAGATGACGATGTATGTCCAATCACGTTGGAAGTTTTAACAAAAGAAACAGTGTATTGGACACCGTGTGGTCACGGATTTTCTATTGCGATTCAGCGGGCTCTTGATGAGGACCCACGTTGTCCTTTATGCCGTGCGATTTGCTATTTTTCGGAATGCGAGAAAGATACATGATTTTAGTTACGCCTAAAGGGGGATATCTCCCCCTTTCGCGCGATTACGAAGTTACGTAGTGCGCAGCGCTACTACGTAGTGCGCAGTACCACTACGAAGTGCCACTACGCAGTGCCACTACGCAGTGCCAAAGTAATCCATGAATACAGATTTGTATAATTGACATATTATAAACAAGAATTACATTTCTGTTTATAATACTCGTTCATATAGTATAAATTGGAGCTATCCAACCCTAGTTACGCCTACGGGTGCGTCTCAGTTTTCTACGAGATGCCTTACGAGTACCACCACGCGCATTGCGGAAAGTAGACGAACCAAAACCAGTTGCGGAACCTCCTCCTGAATACGCAGTCGCAGACACTCCGTAGGGTCCTACTGGTCTAAACCGATAACCAACTAATATTTCTGGTCTATAGGGTTGTTTTAAGTACACACATATTAATCTAAATCTGTATCCTAGGTAGTTTTGCAAAATAAAAAAATATTGGTCAGCTTGTTGTTCTATACTCATATTCTCTATATATGGCAATTCACTCTTTGAAAAACCTCTATTAACCAGTATGTGATACTGGTACTCGTACGATGATGGATTCGGATCTACTACTCTTCGAAAACTATTGGACATACCCCTTCCACTACTTTTACCTGGATTGCTTTCAAGTTTTTTAAATGTTTCATCTTTTACAATTTTATCATTAAGTCTTGATTCAATATGTCGAATCGCATTGGAAGTTAATATGTTTGATGAATTAATAGTCTCGCGATTACATTGAGATTTAGCAACAGTAAATAACGAATCGTTTTGTAGAGTTGGAGGTGCGCTTTTTAATTTTTTTGATGGCGATTCTGATCCTGCTACAGGACCGGCTGCTACAGGACCGGCTGCTACAGGACCGGTTGCTACAGGACCGGCTGCTACAGGACCGGCTGCTGCTGCGACTGCTGCGACTGCTTCGACTGCTTCGACTGTTTCTTCATTTGATATAATTACTGCTGGTGCAGCTTCTGCTAAAGGTGCACCTGCTGCTTTCCGCTTAGCACTTGACGCATTTACAACACGAACAGGAACAGGCTTCAACGACCAACGTTTTTGATTTATTTTTACACGATTCACACATTTATAAAAACCTAGCAATATTTCAACATCATGTGGTAGGTATCCCCATCTCTGACATAACACAGCACGCCATGTACATTCGTTCCATAATCTGTTGTCTGGTGTTACTATTTCTATATTTTCACCATCGATTGCTTTTTCCAAACAATCTAACACAAACATTAAATCCCCATTTTTCTTGCCTGATGCCGCCGCGTTGATTCCTAGTAATGCGGCTTCTGTACTAGTATAACCAAAACGTTCAAAATCGTCAAAAAAACGATTAGGAAATATACCGTCTTCTTTCGTATCAGCGAAACCAAGCATAACGAGAGCTGATTTTACAGTTTTTACACACGAACTTGTAGAAAAAGCATTACATTCATTTCCAGACCTAAATGCTATGCGCTTTCCATCAGCTTGCGATCCACCTATATTATATACACAACGATAGACTTCGTATTTTCCAGCTTGTTTAATATGCGTGTTACTTTCATCTATGGGAAAAGCAACCATCTGATATAGATGTAATTCTGGAATTGGGGAACGAAATTGTGTCATTAAATTGCTATAATTTTGCATTTCACGAAACCCAAATACAAATCTCAATTCATCGTCATCTTGCGGTAAATGTAAATGTGATATAAAATCTCGTAAACATATTTTTTCTAATGAAGTAGCGGACGCAGAAGCAGCCGGTCCTGTAGCAGAAGCAGAAGCAGAAGCAGAAGCAGAAGCAGAAGCAGCCGGTCCTGTAGCAGAAGCAGACGCAGCATCTTTTATATTACGAAGAGTTCCTATACAATAATCACTAAAACCCTTTTTATTATAGTGTGTATATTTTTTCAAAACAGTACCAAATGGCGTATGGGCTTCACTAGTTTTATCATCTTCTTTCAGACTAAATATAACAGGTTGCGTTTTTAATTGTGCTTCACGTAATTCGTCAATACCAGAAAAAACACAACGTGGTCTTTTATCGTCACATTCGTCAACTGTAACAATTGTTATACCAGAAACCAATTTTTTTCTACTGTAATTATGTTCATCAAGTAACCGACCCTCATCCTCAGCAGGCAGTGGAGACCCTGATATTCCAAATACTTTTGCAAAAAGACCATGAAAATCAGTACTGAATTCATGTTTTAAATATCTGTCTGTTTTTTCTACAGTATCAGCATCATCATCATAAAGTATAGTCTTAGGATTACTGAAAGACCGGAATATCGGATTTTCTAAAACTCCTGAAAATAGTGCATAGTCTGTTGCGACTAGTTCTGCTGCTTTTCCTCCACCTGATTTTCCTCCACCTGAAGCCATAGTCCTAATCTACAATCGACTACTATTTATATTTGGTATAAACCGTATAAGCACCAAACCCTAATGCTAACCCTATCGCAACCCCAACACACAACGGTAATGTACTACCCGCTGACGATTCAGTCAATGAAACAGATTGTTTCGCAGCTAATAAGCGCATAGAATGTATAAATTCATCGAATGACAACTGCTTATAACCTAATTGTTCATTGACCTTATTATGAATGGTAAATACCCATTCAACGAGAGTATCGCGATTCGTAACATTCGGTGGTATTTCGGTCAAAAAGTGTTTATAGTGTTCTTTACATATCGGACAGGGGATGACCTGAGCCAGTGATTCATAGAATTGTAGAGCACCTTGTTTCTGTTCATCCTTCGGATTCGGTGGATATCCCATGGAAACAATATGCATCGTTGACCAAAAGATAGGTCCCCACACTGCTGGGCTCATTCCCATCGGTGGAAATTGCTTGGACATTCTCTACTTCCTACAATATTTCTATTCCTCTCTCTTGAACGGGGAACAGCAGTCTAAAACATTCGGCAACATTAGAATTAGTTTTAGCAAATGGAGTGCGTGAATTGTGGGATAGTTGGACATACATTCCGAGATTGTCGGGAAGCCGTGATGTCCTTTGGTGTTTGTGCTGTCAAATTCACGGATATTTCGGGCGTAATCCCGCGCTATTTATTGATTCGTCGTCGTGATTCACTATCATATGTTGAATTTATGCGTGGCAAATATAAATTAGATAATGCACCGTATATTCAACTTTTAATAAACGGAATGACGGTAGAAGAACGATCACGATTACACGCGCAGAGCTTTGATAAATTATGGGATACATTGTGGAATAATCAAAATACTCGGCAGTATCGTAACGAATACGAAACAGCAAAACGTATATTTGAAGCGTTGAAAAATACAGGGGATGTCTATGGAAAGATATTATCATCGTTTATTGAAGCCGCTACAACGACGTGGTCGGAACCCGAATGGGGATTTCCGAAGGGACGACGGTCCCTACACGAAAATAAACTTCATTGTGCGATTCGCGAATTTACTGAAGAAACGGGTATTGCTGAACGGTGTTTAAAACTTATTCCCGATGAAGCAGAACTTATTGAAGAATATAGTGGAACAAACGGTATTCGTTATCGACAGATATACTATTTAGGTGGATGTGCACCCGGGACCGATGCTGCTACACAACCCTTTAATCGTATTATGAACCGCGAGGTTGGAAATATTGGCTGGTTCACCTTTGATGAAGCGTTTGCGAAGATACGTGATACGAATCCAGAAAAACGCACACTTCTTACACGTCTTCACGATCGCATTTGTGAAGAAGGTGTTGGTACTAAAATACGACATGTATTGGAATGGACGCTAGTATAATCAGAGTTATCTCTCGTACCCTAAAGATAATAATAACACCAATATTCAGAATGGAACCTGGAGTAAGACATCCAGACGTGCAGGCGCGGATTCAGCGTCGGTTAGAGGATTTAACGACCTCTCAATATACAGAACAAGCTGAACGTGTGCGGACAGGTGTCTATTTGCGAAACAGCGAAACACTCAAGAAGAATCGTAAATTTATTCTTGACAAACAGGCTCATTTTCGTAAAAAACTCGAAAAGGGCAATTCGACTCGTAAAAAAGAGAATGCACGCAAACGGGCGAACTTAGATTTGCTTTTAGGGTTAATAGATGCGGAACGTACAACTATGGGTGCACCTGCGACTGCGACTGGTACGGCTACTGCTACTCCTGCTCCTTCTATGGACCCACCGATTGTAGTAGCACCTGTATTTGATGCAGCCGCACCTGTACCGGTCGCTGACGCAGTCGCAGACGCAGTCGCAGACGCAGTCGCAGCAACAGCAGACGCAGTCGCAGCAACAGCAGAAGTCCCAGTCATCGCAGAAGTCGCAGAAGTCCCAGTCATCGCAGTCGCTACAAAATCCCATAAAAAACTAAAACAAAAAGATATACCGCAACTCGTAAAAGACTTAGTCGCAAACGAAACGCCCGAAGGACTTCTTCGCGAATGGTCGTATCCTATTGAAAATTTTAAAGATATGGAATACCGAAATGCTGTACTTCAAGCCATGATGCTACGTGATGTACGACCTAACGAATGGATTCAGGAACGTGATATTGCGTCTGGTGTATATCCTAATGTTGAGGACCCCGATTTTGCGTCACGACTCTATCGTAAAACAGAATTCGCAGACCTCGCAAGTAAAGCCGTAGGCGAAGATACCTGTTCGAAAACGTCAACATCGTTTGAACCGACTTCCGTACAAAGACTTGTTGCGCGCTTCCTGCATCCTACAACTCCCTATCGCGGATTACTTGTGGACCACGGTGTCGGTGTTGGTAAAACCTGTTCCGCAATCACCGCCGCAGAAACATTTTTAGAAATTATGCCCGCACACACCGTCTATATTATTGCTCCACAATCAATCGCAGAAGGGTTCAAACGAACCATCTTTGATGCGAATAAACTCATACCCGCTACAAAAGAAGAAACAACGCTGACAGGTGACGTCTGGAAGTCCCCGCAATGTACCGGAATGACATATTTACGACTTACAGATAATGCTGGAACGAAATCACGTGAAGATATCATTAAAGATGTGGATAAGAAAATACGTAAACGTTACAAAATTATGGGATACTTAGCATTTGCTAACTGGGTTGAGGCGCAATTCAATACGATTCCTGATGTTATTCAAGGCGAAGCGCGTGAAGATAAAAAACGCGAAATTATTCTTCGATTATTTTCAGACCACCTTATCATCATTGATGAAGCCCATAATCTACGCGATATTGAACCCGACGCGGGTGTGAAAGATGACGAAGTCGACGGAGGAAAACATAAAGATGCCGCAGAAGGCAAACGTCTTACACCTCTTCTGAAATATATTGTTAATGTTGCCGAAGGTTTGCGCTTAATGCTTATGACCGCTACGCCCATGTACAATATCGCACCTGAAATTGTCTTTTTATTGAATATTTTATCACTCAACGATTCCAAAAATCCCAGCGACTGGCTATCTGTACGTGAGATTTTCAATAAAGAGAGCGGTTTTGTGGAGGGTGGTAAAGCGAAACTTATCAAGCGAATTAAACGATACGTAAGTTATATGCGTGGTGAAAATCCCAATACCTTCCCTCTACGTCTAACACCGCCTGAACACGGTGGTGCGGCGTTTATGGATGCGTATCCTACACGCAGTATTTCGCGACACGAAGGTGTGGTTACAATGACAGATACCGATAAGAAAATAATGTCTGAATTACCACTTATTGTTCATACTGCGGATGAAACGACCTTCCTAGGGCGCTCCCTTCATAAAGTTCTTGAATCCTACGCGAATCCGGATGGCGAAGGGGATGTCATTGATTTTGTCTTAGATAGAACGATGCAAATGGGAAATATAACATATCCTGATGAAACATACGGAATCACTGGTTGGAATACGTATATGCAGGCGAATGAAATCAATGTCAAAGGTACAAAAGTCTTACAATATAGTTGGAAGTCTGTACCATCTGCGGATGGTACGAAACCGACCCTAGAATCTGTATTTGGCACAGAGGGCTTGAAACAACATGCGCCGAAGATTGGTGCGATTGTTGAATCTATAACAAAAAGCGCAGGCATTTCCTTTGTCTATAGCCGTTATGTTATGCCAGGTGCATTACCCCTTGCGATTGCGTTAGAACTTGCCGGCTGGTGCCGCGTACTTGCCGACGGTACACCCGCGCCAATTCTCAATCTTCCCAATAAACGCTACAAACACTATTATGTTATATTAACAGCCAATAATTTGATATCGCCGAATTTCCAAGGTCTGCTTGAATATGCTACGACGATAAAAGATGCGAAAATGGCAGCGGGCTCACGTGTCAAAGCTATTATCGGTTCTCAAGTTACATCCGAAGGTTTAGATTTGAAATGTATTCGTGAAATACACTTACTGGATGGTTGGTATCATTTGAATCGTATTGAGCAGATTGAAGGTCGTGGTGTGCGTTTCTGTAGCCACGAAGCGCTACCCCTCGCACAACGAAACTGTCTTATCTACTTACACGTCATCAATGTGCCCGAGTATGAAACTGGAGATTTGTACGCCTATCGTCTCGCCGTGCGTAAAGCACAACCGATTGGACGTGTCACGCGTCTTATGAAAATTCACGCACTCGATTGTATGATAAACATGGATGCTATTTTACTCAAAGATTTGCCGAAACGCGCTATCGTTGATGCACAGGGGCGTCGCTACGATGAAAATCTTCAAGATAAGCCCTTTAGTAGTTTCTGTGATTTTATGGAACGCTGTGAATATGCATGTGGATCCAAACCGATTCCGAAAGAACTTATTGGTAAAAACACAAGTACTTATACAACATTTGACTTCAGACGTAAATTCTTAGAACGTCAAAAACGTCTTGTTGGGCTTTTTCACGACGAAGATGTTGCTATTCCACTTTCGTTAATAAAAGATGCGGTGTACAAAGATATTCCTTGGTCTATTGCGGCTATCGGATTACGTGAACTTTTAGGAACTGTCAAAATTCGTCGTGAAGACGGAATTATTGGTACGTTAATGTATTTGAACGGATATATCGTATTTCAACCAGACGGTGTAACAGATACTCATATTCCGCTAGCGTTGCGTTACGGTCGTGCGTACGGTAAACTCCCACGCACCTTTACACCCGAACGAGGGTCTATTTTAAAATCCGCAGTACCCATGAAAAAAGCCGAAGTTGAAGAACGAGCCGACGATAACGATATTACAACGGAAGCCGGAATGACCGCACTCACAACATGGCGCACAACGGTTGAACGCATGCTTACGGAACCGAATGGGCGTATTGTATATCCAGAAGGAATGGATAGAGAACTCTTTGATTCCTACAGAACTATTTTCTATTTATTCCGGTCTTTGGACGAGATACGACCAATCATATATCGCTGGTTTATGGATAATTTCTGGACAGCGACAATACGTAGTGATGTATTACATGAATGGACAAAAGCAGAACCTGAGGACCCTGTTTTCGCGAATACGTATAGACCTGTTGAACTCTTTCGTGGTGATATTCGTGGATATATTGTCTGTGATTCTGAACTTCGAACATTCTGCTTTGCGGATGGTGATACGGAGGCACGTCCTTGTTCGGACTTATACAAACCCTACGTAAATGCGGCTATCGGTGCCCCTGTAGATAGAAAAACCGAAAGAGATATGGCGGGCGTATACGGATTTCTTACGATGAAAAGTGGGAATGTAATTTTCAAATCCGTAGATATGGAAGAAGGTAAATTATCGGGTGCGATGTGCGCAAATACCTCCAATCTCCCCAGCCATCGTAAAGTTATCGGAAAAATACAACGATTCGCTCGCGCGGCTTTACCTGCCGAGGACCCTCTCATACGCTGCTTTCTTGATGAAGCAGCAGATACAGTTCCTACCGCAGGTCGTATCAAAGAAGTCAAGGACGCATATATAAAACGATACGAAACAGGAGTTGCCACCGATGTTGTAATTCGTCATATTGATGAACTCAATCGTCACCAAGCGTGCATGTATATGGAACTACTTTTACGTATATTAGATGTACGACGTGTTAGTGGAAAACGCTGGTTCTTATCAGTTGTGGATTCTGTACGTTCTGGAGTGAAATTACAGTAATTCGCGGTGCTTTTGATGTAAAACGAAAACCGTAATCCCTTCTTTCAGTCTAAAAATTGAATATCCCTAAACTAACAAGAGGAGTACCAAATGTTTCATACCGTTTATTTGGATGAACGCGTCGCACTGACTCCTGGTGAACTCAATATTATCAATTCTTCCGAAGGATACAATGATATTATTACTACGAAATTGCGAGAAAAGCACGAAGGAAAATGTAATTCAAATGGATATGTTCGCCCCGGTTCTGTAAAACTTCTAGGGCGCAGTATGGGTATTGCGGAAAACGGACGATTCACAGGCAATTTACTTTACGAATGTAAAGTACGCTGCGAGATTCTCTATCCAACAACGGAAACAGAAATGGAGGCGAAGATTATGAAAGTCAATAAAATGGGTGCGTACGCTGTGTATGAAGAAGCCATTCGTGTGCTTTTGCCTCGCGATTTACATATTGGAAACCTGGATTTTGATACTATTAAAGAAGGTGATACTGTGAAACTGATGATTGAACGCAGTCGTTTTCAAACAAATGACCCATTTATTATGGCGGTCGGTAAATTAACTGCGGTACAGACTGCCACAGAAACCCTACCGAAGTAAGAAAGATGACAACGGAAACACCCGATGTTTCAAAACCTATATTATTAGAACCAAAAGAATATGAACGCCGCCGTGATTTTTTGAATAGTTTGAAGGGTTTAACAAAATCCGAATTTATAGAAATTGTAAAACTTCTCAAAAAATATAATGTCGCTGTTTCCGAAAATGCAAATGGTGTTTTTTTCAATGTTGCGCTCGTAGACCAAGTCACATTCGATGCGCTAGAATTGTTTTTACGCTTTGCTCAAACGAACCGACGTGATTTAGCCAGCCGCGAAACGTATTTAAGCACATTAACATTAACGTCCCCTGATAAAGTAACCTTAGAGTAGAATGACACCCCTTGAAACTCTACTATACAATCAAATACTTATTTATTGTGTGAGTTTCACATTAACCTATTTCTTAGTTGTGTATTTGGATTTATCGTGGTGGTATCTTTGTTTTGCTTTTACATTTATTTTATGGGTGAATCAAGAAAGTTTTCTATATTTTACACCCCTTCAAGATGTTCAGCATATAATGAAAACAACAAATTCCTACACTATTTTCGGTATTGCTGTATTTGGTTTGATGAACGCATTCCTCAACATGGGCTTAGCAGCAAGTCGGTTTGGCTGGATATCTACAATTCAATTATCTGCTTTATCCGTATGTTTTGCTGAAATTATGTATTTCACAAATCACAGAATCGTACAAAAGGTTTTTCGCTGAACAAAACCATAAAAACTTGAACGGGGTCTAAAATCAAAAACACTATATACGTATAAATGGTTCTAGAATGGCTAGATATTGAAAAATCTTTACGCCTTAATACATTCCGAGATTTCAAAGTTCGTACAATTCAACTACGTGTTCCAGATGTGATAGAACACTTTCCGATTTGTATAGAGCCATCAAGTATTGTTGTGAAAACAGATGATGAAGACGATACACTTGAACCTTTACCGCCTGTCAATCAACGTTCCAGTTCATCGTCGTCTTCATCATCAGTTATTGGGTCGCGTTTTGATTATACGGGCACAAAAAAACCAGTATCGGAAACGGTTGTTAAACAGGTTACACCGCCGAAACATATAGCGCCAGGGAAGCGTGAATTAGATCCGGTTGTAATCGGTATTGAATTAAAAGAACCGTTGTATGAAGATTCACCCTATCGTTCCAAACATCAAATGGAATGTGAAGAAGCCAATCGTCTAGAAGCCTGTATGGATGAATTGTATAAAACGCAAGGTGGTCGTGCACGAGGCTGGACAAAAAGCGGTCTTGAATCGATGATAAAACCACGCTGTGCTTCCGGTGGTGATATACGCGAACTTGACCGTGTGAAAAAAGCATTTCTATGGTCATTGATTGCGGAGGATAAACCGAGTTCAGCATTTCTTGATTTTGTATGCGTTGCAAAACAGATTCGCATCGCAGTATGGTTTCTGGATTCCAAACAAGTTATTATCTATCCTGCCGCAGATAATCTAGATAAAGGTTCGGAATTTCCACTCTACAATATAACGGCAAACGGTTTTCAATACAAAGGTATTAAGAATACTAAGGAATTAATGGAGTACTGTGATTCAAACAGTTTCATTCTACTCCCGCCGTATTCAGTAATTCATTCTCTCGGAACATTGAGTCTTGGGGAATTAGAATCTGTAGGAAAGAAACTTGGCATGCTATCTGTAGAGGGCACAAAAGCCGAACGTGTTGCGAAAATTGCGATTTTCAAATTACGAATGCGCTTGTAAATCGAATAAATTTTTAGAGCGTAATATTTTATTGCGTCGTAAAAAATGAACGGCTTTAAGCAAAAAGTCTTAGCCTTAATAGAAGATGACCCTTGAACTCCAGTCCGCAGAAAATGCGGGTTTTGATACATTGTGGAAAGCATGGGTCGGCTCAACCGACGCAGAACTTGAAGCTACATTCCCAGCCTTAGACTATACGTCATTTCTAAATGTTATTAAACATCTACGTAGTATTGGATTGACTGAAGATCCGCAGATTCCAAAATTAAATATCATGGTACCAGGTGGTCTGCGATTTACCCTAATCGGTGAAGGAGTTATTCAAGCCTATTGTCGCGACAATAGTATTAAAGGAAAACAATTTCATGTAGTTCTGAAAGAGCGAAAGATCGCAGCGTCTGCTGCTGCCGGCGCAGCCGCCAAAATATCAGAAATTGACCTGAAAGATTACAAAGTTCGTATTAAAATTCGGCGCGAATTGCCGCTTGCGAAAGACGATCCGCGTGTGATGGAAGCCGTGGCGAAATGGGCATCCTTACCTAAATCGTTTCGTTACATGAAACGTTTCTCATTTACATCAACTACAAAAGGCATACAATTTGATGCATCTATTGTTCGTGAAAATAGAAAAGACAAACGTGGAAATTACATTCAATCAACAACGTTTCTTGGCGCAAATATTCCCAAACAGCCTAATCATTACGAGATGGAAGTTGAGGTTCTTAACGGTTTGGCGGCTACTGACAAAACGTTCAAATTTGGCATCGTTTCAGTTTTACGTGGAATACAGAAAAGTCACTTTCTCATACGTGAAAGCGTAAAAGAACAAGTCTTAGCATTTATGCGTGCGCAAACAGGAGCGCAACCGAAAGGCTTTCCCGGATCGCAACTTGTAACGCTTTGTAAAAAGCACATGGGTATTGAGCCCGAAGTGGATACACCCAATATTCGTACAACCGATTACAATGTCACCGATAAAGCCGACGGACTTCGCTGCTTACTTATTGTTATGAAATCTGGTAAGATTTTTATGATTCACCGTAACTTGAATGTCTATGCGACAGATCGTGAATTAGACCCTGTTGCGGCGGTAGAATGGGCTGGCGTAGTTCTTGACGGCGAATGGGTGACACAAGATGCGCAATCTAAACCTATGTCCCGATACTACGCATTTGATATTTTCAACGGTCGTGGTGGCGAAGATGTAACCAGTCGCCCTTTCGCAATTCGGTCTGCTGTCGCTGTAAGTCGTTTAGCGGCTTTGACCGAAGCCGTCACTGCGCTAGACGCCGCAGATTTCAAAAAAGTTGCACCAAATCACTTTAAATTCACGATTCACATGAAAACCTTTGTAATACCTGAAGACCCAACCGATACAAACGGAATTTTCCGTTCCGCTGCGTCAATATTAGACAGGCTCAAAGACAATGCACCTTATCACACCGATGGTCTTATCTTTACACCAAACATTTCACCTTTACCAAAAAATGTCAATACGTGGACGCAGCAATTCAAATGGAAACCTGCATCTATGAATTCTGTGGATTTCTTAGTTGCGACCGAAAAAGAACGCGGAGCCGATGGAAAACTTGGTAAGGAGCTTATTTCTACAAAATTGCGGGAAGATACAAATCAAATGGTTCGTGTGAAGACATTACGACTCTTTGTAGGTTCGTCCGAGGATGCCGCATTTCAAGACCCGCGTGAAACCGTACTCAATAAAAAACCGTATCCCGCATCGCTATTTCAACGTGGAACGGATTATAGACCGGTTGAATTTGCGCCGCAACCACCCGACCCAATGGCATCCGTTTGCTATGTTGCGATGAATGCGGGTGCTACGGACGCCGCAGGCGCTGCGCCTGCTGCACGTACCGGTGATACAGACGACACCATTTACTGCGTAGAAACCGGTGACCCTATTGAAGATCGTACAATTGTTGAAATGGTCTATGATACAAAACGACCAGCAGGTTGGCGCTGGATTCCGCTTCGTATTCGTTGGGATAAAACAGAACTCTACTCGCGCGGTGAGAAAGGTGGAACGATGAATAGCGAAGGGACGGCGAATAATGTATGGACATCTATTCACGACCCGATCACAGAATTTATGATTCGTACGGGCTCAACAACAGAAGAAGAAGGTTTGGTAGAAGGTACTGCCGCAAGTAGTGTAGCGTATTATCAACGCCGCGCATCACAACGTGACCTCCATAAAGTCCGAGGTCTTCAAGATTTTCACGGTCGTTACATAAAAGGTTCAATTCTACTCAATAAAGTGCTTGCCCCTGGTTCAACACTCATTGATTTAGGCTCAGGACAAGCCGGCGATATTCATAGATGGATACAAGCAAAAGTCAATTGGGTTCTTGGTTGCGATATTGCACTTACAGGAATCACCGATAAAAAGAATGGTGCGTATAGCCGTTATCTCAATCAAATTATTAAAACGAAAGGATCTGTGCCACGTATGATGTTTGTTCAAGCCGATTCCTCATTACGGCTTATGGACGGTTCCGCAGGTCAAACGCCGATGGACCGGTCTATTCTTCGTACGCTATGGGGCGAACACGAACCGTCGGCTCCCCTGTTCGCAAACGATTTACGTGGACTCGCTGCGACCGGTTTTGATGTTGCGGCTATGATGTTTATACTCCATTACTTCTTCAAAGACAAAGCGACTCTGGACGGTTTGCTTCGCAATCTATCCGAAACAGTCCGTGTCAATGGCTATTGTGTCGGATGCTGTTTTGACGGCGATAAGGTTACAGAATTGTTACGCGATACCGCAATAGGTGGAACTGTACGTGGAAATGAAGACGCAAAAGATATTTGGAGTATCACGAAAAAATACGAAGGTCTTTTGACTGCGGATGATGATGGACTGGGTAAGGCGATTGATGTAAATTTCATAAGCATTGGTGAAACGTACACAGAATATTTAGTATCGTACTCGTATTTCGTAAAACGAATGGAAAGTATAGGGTTTGAAGTACTCAACGCAGAGGAATTAAGTGCCCTGGATCTCAAACATTCGTCGAATCTATTCTCTGCGTCGTTTGATATGGCGAAAATCGCAGGAATGAACTTTCCGATGAGCCCTACCGTCAAACGATTTAGTTTCCTCAACCGTTGGTTTATCTTCCGTCGCCGTTCCACGGGTGGAGCACACGCTGCGTCTACTGCGACTTCGTCTGTTCCTACGGTAGTTTCGACAATTGCGAGTGCGCCTTCTGGTTCTGGTTCTGGTTCTGGTTCTGGTTCTGGTTCTGGTTCTGGTTCTGGTTCTGGTCCTTCAGCAGCGTTGGAAGACGTCGCAGAAGATGAAGACGCAGTCGCAGAAGTAGAAGACGGTGAAGAAGATGCAGTCGCAGACGCAGAAGAAGTCGGCGAAGTCGCAGAAGCAGAAGAAGTCGCAGAAGTCACAGCACCCGCAGCAGTCGCAGTACCCTCCGAATTTCTCGTAACCGATGGACCTATCTACCAGTTCTACCATAAATCCGCAGCAAAAGATGAACTCAAAGTCGGCGATAAGAATTGGCGACGTACAATCAGTACTTTCGCTCCCTTTCCTTTCAAAGACCGCGCGAATCCCAGTATTATCTATCCATCACTAGAAGCCGCAATCGGCGCTGCGAAATACCAAAACGCAACGGACCGTCCAGAACTCGGTGCGCAACTCTTCTCCGTGGAAGGCAATATTCATCAATCGTTTGAAAAACAACGCGGAACTTTAGAAGCTACAGAAATTATAGAAAAAGAAGGCGCGGCGTTCCGCGAGGAACAGAAACTCACCATGATTCGTAAAAAAGCGAAATTCAACCAAGAAGCATGGGACGCAGTAAAAGCCCGTATTATCGCTACGTTCGTACGGCAACGCTACGAAGAGGATGCGAAATTCCGACAAATTCTAGAAGCCGTTGGTGTCCAAAAAGCCCGGCTCGTCTATTATACCATTGGCGGTTCCTCCGAACTCAGCGGAACTGTATCAGGAACATCTATTGATGGTGATAATTTACTCGGTCGCCTGTATATGAAACAAATTGGATTACGCTATTAGTCTAAAAACGCCGAACTTCAAACAATCAATATGCTCTCTATTATTACATCCTGTGCAAATCAAGAGACTCTAGCAAAACTTTATGAAAGTATTGACTTTGATAAAGTTCACCAATGGATTATCGTATATGATACAACAAAGATAAAAACCTATCCGCGTATATATACCGAGAATCCAAAAATCCTTGAAGTGGATTGTGCCGATGAAGGCAAAGTAGGAAATGCACAAAGGAAGTACGGAATATCCCTTGTGACCAAAGGATTTCTCTATTTTTTGAATACAGATACGATTGTACATCCGAACCTATGGAAACTCGTTTCAACACTCGACGCCGCACGCTTTTACACATTTGACCAATCTTTCTTCAGACGCGATGAATTTCGAACGGCGTCTGATAATATTTTTCGCGGTGATACGTGCGCACCGTTTAAGATTGATGCGGGTATGTATCTTGTTCCAATATCACTCGTTGCTGATACTGTTTGGGCAGCCGATAAATACAATAGCGACGGGCTTTTTATTGAGGATATCTATCGTAAGTACCCACTCTATCATACGTATATCCCCGAGGTTGCATCATATTATTCGTATTTAACAGTATCGCAATTGCCGAAAACTATCGGTGGATTACAAAATGTTTTCTTTCTATCAAACGTCGCGCCCTCTCATTATCCCATTCTCGATAGTCATTATACATGGATTCCTATACACGGTGATATTCCCTTTGACCGTCTTTCATCCCTTTATCACAAATACAAACCGCTCGCATATGTATCCTATGGTGAAAATAACTGGGCGGCGTTGAATAAACTCGCGAGTATTCGAAAACGCTGGGTTCATTTACGCGAACTTCCTACCGAATACGATATCTGTCCAGTGGTCTTTGGTGCGTTATTCCCAGGTCGTCATAGCGCGGATAGCGAACACCCTGTAATGTCCTGTATTACGACAACGTATCATAGTGGACAGAAAATCCAAAGACCCCTACGCAGCCTACAATCTCAATCCTATCCCGATTGGGAATGGATTGTATGGGATGATTCAAAAGATGAAACGACCTATAAGGAATTGTTAGAATTACAAGACCGCGACATGCGGATTCGGGTTTTTAAAGCCCCACAGCATTCCGGTTATATTGGTGAAATGAAACGACTTGCTGGCTCACTTGCGCAAGGTGCATTGATTGTTGAAATTGACCACGATGACGATTTCCATCCTGATTTATTAAAATGGATTTACGATGCGTCTTGCGCGCATAAAGACGCAGGATTCTTTTACACAGATTGTGCTGAATTAACGGAAGATACGTACGAACCCGCGGTCTATAGCGATTTTTTCGGTATGGGGTATGAAATGCACGTGAATGTCTGGTCCGCATTCCATAATTGTTACTTGGCGTCCTACAACGCCGCACCACCCAATGCGCTTACATTGAGTCACATCGTCGGGGTTCCAAATCACGTACGTGCGTGGCGTACCGAATTCTATGACCGTATAGGTCGTCATAACGCCCTACTCTCCGTTGCGGACGATTACGACCTTATTCTACGTAGCTATATTGAAGGCACATTTTGCCATATTCGTGCGGTCGGATATTATCAATATCGGAATCGTGATGGAAATTTCACATTCCTTCGAAATTCACTCATTCAACATAATGTCAAACATATTTATGATTTTTATAAACCACGCTTACCTCTTCGCGATGTAAAGGAACCCGTAAAAGAACAATGGCGTAGCGATGCGATTACGCATCCTGTAACTCATACAACATATATTCCACCTGAATTACGTTATGAAACCGTGATTGCCTTAATCGACCCGTCCGCCGCGAAACTCTACGAAGAATATACGAAAGTGAAAGACGCAGGAAAACTGTTTCATATATTTGTAATCGGTGAACTTCCTACAATTCCTGATGAATTACGACCGTTTGTATCGTGGTGGAATATGAAATCGAAGAATATCGAAGAACGGAAGAATTATGTACGACGATTCTTACATACATGCGGTGATTTGGTGTTCGTTGATTGAGGCGAGTTGAACAATTTAGCCCATTCGTTGTATCAGTTTTATTGGAAGGGGTCGAAGGGAAGTTATCTACCTTACTGCGCACTAAAGGGGGATATCTCCCCCTTTCGTTGCTACTACGCAGCGCTACGCAGTGCCAATGAAATTCATGAATACAGATAAGTGTAATTGATATATTATAAACATAAATTACATTTATGTTTATGATACTAATTATTCTTATAGTAATAATTGGAACTATGCAGCCCTACTGCGCACTACGTAACTTCGTAATCGCGCAAAAGCTGGTAGATATCCTTCTTAGTTTCGATTAGGGATGGATAAGTCCATAAAGTGCTATACGCAAAATTAGTATTATGAAAATGGATTTAATTCATATTTATTATTGCTTACAGTGTCAATTTCAATTTCCGGATGGCATTGGAAGGGGTTCAAAAGGGGGCGTTAGCCCCCCTTAGTTTCGATGTAAGAATTCAGTATGTTTCCGTAAAAAAACTCAAAACTAATCTATACTATCAGTGGATACGATAAAGATACGAAACTGAAACTGTCTTCCGGATATTCAAATATTTTTTGTAAAAAAAAAATTATTAGTACTGTGAAGATAAGCGAATGTCATCAGTATTGCGTTCGGTAGCGATTCCAAAAACATCTGTGACAAATGTAGTTACACCAAATGTAATGAACTACATTTCCGAAACTTCTTATAGACCTATACCTTTTATCGTAAAAAATGGCGAATTGGATATTCATATCCAGGATGATGTGGCAGAAAAGCTCACAAATCCCGGAGTTACTATTCGCCGTAATGATCAGTCTCTACAAGCATCCGTAATGGGCGGTCTTAGCTTAGTGTCTTCTTTAGGTCCAAACATGTTATCTTTTTTGAAAAATTTCATTGCAACCCAGTATTCAGGATCAGGATCAGGAGCAGGATCAGGAGCTACGTACAACTTAGTAACAAATATTGAAATTTATAACAAGCCAACTATGACCAAACTTCTTTTCAATGATTTATATCATGAAAATACATTTGAATTAAGTGATATTGCTCCTGTAAAGATAACACCTGACCCAATCGCCAATGATGCTTCTGCTGCTAATAACTATCGTGTTGTATGGATTTTCAAATCTCCTTTAGTAGTAAGTTTCAAATATGATGGCGGTGATACAAAATACCTGACATTCGTATCAGCGTTTGACTCACAATAAAATACCTACATTTGAGAGAGTTGTTAAGTTTCTTCATAATTACAGATATCTTTCCTCTTATTTTGGAGGTCTAAAACGTACGTGGATATTTTAACTATACAATGGAATCTAGCAGACTTACGAATGATTCTGTTGAAGTTCAATACGATACGGACAGAACGCAGCGCCGTTGTATTGTGAATTGTAAATGGGCGGCATTTACGACATTCGTTATTGCGCTGGGAGTAGGGCTATTATGGATGTTTTTCCATTTTATTATTTAGTCAAAAAATTGAAGTAGGCTTTATTTCCAACATCCTTCTTATAAATGCCTCAATCTATTACGGATGGTGCGCTAGCCTGGCAACGTCTCGCGGTTACGAATACGCATCCGCGTGACGAACGTATTTCTTTTGAAGAAGAAACGCATACCTATACGATTGATGGAACGCGTGAAGGTTGGATATCCTGTACGGGGTTTGTACATGCGTATTTTGCGCCGTTTGATGCCGACGATGTTATCAAAAAGATGATGCGGTCCTCGAAGTGGAGACCAGGTGGCGATTCGTATGAGAAATACAAGGGTATGACCGCTGACGAAATTAAGAAGAAATGGTCGGATGATGGTGGTGAATCGTCCTCTCTCGGAACACGTATGCACTTAGATATTGAGCATTACAATAATGCCAATCCGATTGGAAATCTTGCGGGCGATGAATATGCACAACAAGAGGGTGTTGAATGGAATTATTTTATGAAATACGAACGTAAGCATCGTATTCCGCACGGATTTGTACCGTTTCGTACGGAATGGCTGGTTTTCAAGGAAGATATCAAACTCGCAGGGTCTATTGATATGGTGTATATGAAACCTGATGGTACGCTCGCAATTTATGATTGGAAACGTGCTAAAGATATAAAATATGAAAATCAGTACCAATCGGGTTTGGCTCCGCTAGACCATCTACCCGATACGAATTACTGGCATTATTCCCTACAGTTAAATGTCTATCGTCGTATTCTTGAGGAAAAATACGGCTATTCGGTGACTGAACTTGCGCTCGTTATCCTACATCCAAACAATACGTCCTTTCGTGTTATTATGCTCAATCGCATGGACGATGAGGTCACGGCGATGTTCGAGGATAGGAAGATGCGTATGGAAGCGGGTACGTGGCCTGAAAAGAAGAAACACTAATGTGAATTAGAAAATTGAATATTTCATCCTATGTTTTTGAATTACACAGAATGAGTTATACATACTATCATGAAACACAGAATACGGAACATATGTTGTTCGCGAAAGAAATTGGCGAAAAATACGGTGTGAGTGGTCAAAAAGTCATTTCTGTGATTGATACATATTCGAAAGATAAAGACATAATTGTCCCAAGACTATTTTACAAAACAAAATACGGTTTAGCGCGCGTATATTCAAAAACTATTTGGATTCCCGCTATGGAAAACGCAGGCTTTGAATTTATCGTACAACCACAATCATCATTAGAATAGTCAAAATAACTACAACCGCTATGGGTTCAAATGGACTTCGCGGCGGTTTTTGCGGAATTTCTTGTAAGTCTGTTTGTATGCCGATTGAACCGAATTGCTTGACTGTTGTAATAGGTGCGACTGCTTGTATTTCTGTGACTGCTGTGACTGCTGTGACTGCTGTTGGTGCTATTACTGCTGTGAATGCCGTCGGTAATGTAATAGCCACCGTTGAGCGATGTCGCAACTGCCGGAACGCCTTCTGTAGAGGAATTATACAGAGTTTCTCTATCATTGTATCCAAAGCTCGTTCCTTCGCTGACCCCGAACGCACATTTGTCACTGCTTTCGCAATAATCATTCTCATAGCCGGATTCATTGTATTGTAGAGTTTACTTCGTAGGTACAGATAGAATCAATTTTTCGCACTACAATAGAGATGTATGATATTGTTATTGTAGGTGGTGGTATTGCGGGGCTCTCAGTCGCGCTCAAAATCGCGAAACGGTATCCTAAAAAACGTATTGTAATTCTTGAAAAATACAAAGTTCTCGGAGGTCGTGCAGCCACCTATAAGAAAGATGGACTTCAATACGAAATTGGCGCAGGGCGTATTTGGGTAAAACACGAACGTATGAATGCGCTCGTGAAACAATATGAATTGACTAAATTTCCGATCGGAACAAAAAGTAATTTTGAGAATGGTCCGAATGATTTTACAACTTTATTTTTCCCGATTTCGCGTGAACTTCAAAAACTTCCTGCGGATATTTTACGAGCGCATACAATCCAAGATTTACTACCACCCGAATACGCTCCCCTGATGTTAATGTATCCGTATCGTGCCGAGGTCGATTTATTACGTGCGGACCTCGCATTACCTCTTTTTGAACCGGATTCGCTTATGGGAACGCAGAGCGACGACGCGTATTACGGTCTCAAAGAAGGATATTCGGCACTTATAGATGCTTTAGCCGCGGATGTTCGTAAAGCCGGTGTAGAGATACGTACAAAGGCGGAAGTGAAAGATGTTGTACGACGTAGTGAGGAATTGTTTGAAATCACCGGCTCCGATAGTCATTTTGAAACTATGGAAGCAAAACAGGTTATTATCGCAACATGCCGTTGTAGTTTAACGAATTTTTCTGTACTCAAAGGGCTTCCTTTATTGACTCAACTTCAAACAAGTGCGCTATGTCGTATTTATGCGGTGTTTCCGCTGTCTGATGGGCTCGCCTGGTTTCATGATATCCCGACAACGGTCACTGCTGGCAAATTACGACACGTTATACCTATTCATCCCAAAACAGGACTTATAATGATTTCCTATACGGATGGAAACGATGTTGAGTTTTGGAAAGAGAAAGAGGGTGCGGAATTGGAGGATGCGATTCTTGATGCTGCGAAGGAACTCTTTCCCGATAAAGATATTCCGGCACCGACGTTTCTTAAAAAACATGTATGGGGAAGTGGTTGTACATATTGGGTTCCTGGTGCGTACGATGTTGAGGATGCACAAAAAGCTGCTATGAATCCATCCCCGAATCTCTATGTTGTAGGTGAATCCGTGGCGATTCATCAAGAATGGATGGAAAGTGCGTTGGAAACGGTGGATTTATTGGACTTGTAATAAAAATTAAATATGATTGACATGTAGAAACAAATGTCCCACACGCCAACGCCAGCAGAAAGGGAAAGACAAGAGTCAGCAGCATATCAGCAAAGGCTACAGGCAGCAATACATCGCGTGTACGCAATGCCACCCGCTGATAGAGTAGCGGGTTTTGCGGCTCATGCTGCGGCAGAAGCGGCGGGGCGTAGACCTATGCCGGATCTTGCGGCGCGGCAAGCAGCGGTACGTGAAGCAGCTGCAATACCGAGACGACTTTTTGGAGGAGGAAAAAAACGTAGTATGAAGAATAAATCTAAGAGAAAAAGCCGTAAAACAAGACAATCAAGACGCTATTAGGGTTGGATAGCTCCACAAGTAGGACTAAAACCTGGGAGAACTCGCGAGTAGGGTTGGATAGCTCCAATTTATACTATATGAAATAACAGTAAAATTAGTATTATAAACAGAAATGTAATTCTTGTTTATAATACTAATTTTACTATATGAAATAACAGTAAAATTAGTATTATAAACAGAAATGTAATTGTTGTTTATAATATGTCAATTATACAAATCTGTATTCATGGATTCCTTTGGCACTGCGTAACTTCGTAATCGCGCAAAAGGGCGGAGATATCCCCCTTTACTCGCGAGTACAAACTTAATGAATACTGACGCTTTCGTGCGACTAAGTAAATGTGTGTGAGGATACTTACTGTAGGGAATAAATCTAAAGAATAGTCTATGTATTATAACAACAAATGACTGGTACAATTCATGTTTGGCAAGAAGAGAGTTGGTTACTGCCTTTTATGTATGACCCTGTAATGCGCTCTCTAAAACAATTACTTCCTTTGATGTATCCAAATAAAATAATAGACATTAAAATAACAGGAAAAAACTACGATGATTTAATGGAGAATGATATATTAATATGGGTCGGTGACGGCACACATCCAAAGTACGACAATTTAAAAATAAAAAAAATTTACGTGATTTATTATAATTTAGAACCGTATGTGCAAGATCCAGGATATGATGAAATATGGACATATTCGAGATATATGTTAGAAGCACATAGTAAAGTATTCAAAAAACCTATGAAATTTGTACCTATTGTTCATGACGAAACATTACCAAGAATTCAATATTCAGAAAGTAAATTACCGGTCAATTTAACCTTTATCGGCAATGTATCCATAGATAACAGAATTGAAAAGAAGAAAATAATAAATGGCAGTGGAGTGGACATACAAGCGATAAATAATTTATGGTCGCATACAGATTTTAATATGTTTATTATGAATAACGCAGATATTTATTTGAACCTCACAAAAGGCGCAACCAAGGCTTTACCTAGTGTGAGAATGAACAAATTACTTAGTCACAAATGTATAATAATATCGGAACGTACCAATGAACTCGATGAAGAATTATATAAAGATATTGTATTTTTCAAAGATTTACATGAAATTGGCGATTTCTATAAGAGTTTAGTCAGCAAATCCAAAGTAGATTTGGAATCTATAGCAGAAAGCGCTTATCAAAAATTTATTCAAGTTTTTAATACGGAGAAAAGTTTAGAATTAATTCAGACGAAATGAGAATAGTTATTGTTTTCTTTGTTTCCTTGACTTCCTACGTCGTATCCCATTCGCAGGTATGTCAGGGTGTAAAAGCCCTACAATGCGTTCATCGCCTCCAACATAATACTCAATGGGTAATTTACCCTTTGCGTCTTTTGCCTTTTTGGCTGCCGGATATTCTTTTACCAGCAAGGGTATTACATAGGATTGAATGGTTTTTTGCGCTGCTTTATGTAATGGTAGTTGTTGGTATTCACCAACTTCGGCAAGGCTTTCAGGATATGACTTTACCAACAAACCCACAACCTGTGCTTGTTGCTTTTGTACGGCGTAATGAATAGGCAAGTTGTAGGCTAAATCGCGTTGTTTTGCTCCGTCAGGATACATAGTAAGAATCATAGTCATATAGGTGATACTCGGATAATGTTCAGCGGCTAAATGTATCGGTAATTTATCTTCGGAATCTGTTTCGCGAAGCCCCTCAGGATATTGTATCGTTAAATAACTCACGATGGGAAATGGAGATTTGGTTAGAATCGCGTAATGTAGAGGATGATAGCCATGTACATCATGTACTGCAAGTCCCTCTGGATAGTTTGTGACGAAATAGTATATAACCTCTAAGGGAGCGCCATACGCCACTGCTAAATGTATCGGTAGATGACCGTCAGCGTCCGGTTCTTGTAAGGCTACCGGGTTTGCCTCTGTGATAATTCGAAGAATCTCAAATGAACTTTCATACATAATAGCTCGATGTAGTAAAAACATTGCTTCTTCATCCGCCATCTTGGCGACGTAGTGGTTTGCTTTAAGCATAAACTGAATTAAATCGGGTGAACGATGTTTTTTCAGGGCTAAAATAATAGGCAATCTGTGTACACCATCCACGATTTTCACAGTTTCCGATGTTACAAACAGTTTTACGAATTCATCAGGTAAGTCTTTACTCAGTGCGATGTGAAGTGCACTGGCTCCGAATTCATTTTGTTGAAGGAGAGTATCAGGTTCTATAGCAATAATACGTCGTATAAAAACGGGAGGCGCATTCATGGAAAGTGCTATATGTAAAAGATACCCATCTTTGAACCGTTTTCTAAGAACATCTGGAAATTCAGTGAATATATCGGCAACATGTCCATATTGTTGATTTATTATCATTCTGTCTAAGGGAAATTTACGTACTAATTCGCTACGTTTATTCGCAGATAGATTCGACAACCGAAGTCGTGTTACACGATTTTCATTTATAGCCTTTTCCGAAAACGTACGACGTAGTAATAACGGTCGAATATTACTCTTACTACACGGCGAACGACATACAAAGTTGTAATGAATACCTTTGAAGTGTTCAAACAGCGTTTTTTGGTCAATTGAGAATCGTTGTTGTACTATTCGTACGAGTTCTCTACCATCCGTTTCGCTACCAATGGCGGCTTGTACTTCATCACGCGTCGGAAATCGCGAATCATTGAACTTATTCAAAAAAAAGGAAAGTGGTGTTTGTGGATATTTGTAATTATGAATCATGAGACATTTATCTTTGTCATCTATTTGTTGTAAGCCTGAATTATAGATAAGAATTCCGTCTTCATTTTCATCAAATTCCATCAACCCCGTAAAATGCGCGTTTATGTACGTTCTATCGGCAGGATGCGCTGCACCGGGATGATGTACATGTATATCGTTTCCAAAGATGGACTCTAATATATCTTTGTATCGTACAGGGTCGGAAAAAAGTTCACCGTTGGGAATTCCTGTTCGATTTGTAGCGGTGGGTCTATTGAACATTGACATAAAGTTTCGAAATACCGAGCCACTATCGATATCCACAATATCCATACAGAGTGCGAATGTCACGTAGACGCATCCTTCAGGAACAGGAAGCTCTTCAGGTGTATCACACCCGTGCGCAATCATTGTATAGACATTTGGTTTGGCATTCATCTTATTTTGATTGAATATTTTACTTATCGAATGCGAATTTGACGAACTTTACGACTAAAACGTTCCGAAACCGCATCAGCGGATGTATTACAATAATCGATAAGTTCTTGAACTTGCTTACGAACTTTTGTTCGTTCTGCTGCGAGTTCGACTTCTGCCGCAGATTTCTCAGCAGGTGTTGTCGCCGCTGTGAGTTTTGCGTGCGTCGGTAGCAAAGTACATATCAAATCGCGACTCGCTTCGACGTAAAGTTCATACACTTGTTGCTTAGACTGTTGAAAGAGTTGGTCTTTTTCGTGGCGTTGTAGAGTCATTTTCCAATCAGCATCGGTAATTTGATTGAGCATATAACGAACACGAAGTTTGCGGAATTCTTCGTCGTAATTCATATCGCGACGACGTTGGTCTTGGTGTTCCCGCATAAGTCGCCAGGCTTCCATGAGATATTGGCTGTCGTTGATATGTGATTCTGCTGCTGCGCCTGCTCCTGCGCCTGCCGGAGGTCCCGCAGCGCGACGACGATAACCGTAGAGAAATGCTTGTCGTTCAGTTCGATCCTCTGTTAGCGCTACGACTATACGGCGGTCCACTGTAGCATCCGTTTCACAACCGTTAGCACCTACAGCAGGTATTGTGTTTATTGGGTTTGTAGCATCACGTCCTTGTGCCTGTAGCCACGCAAAGTAATGCGGGTTATGTACGGGACCCGCTGCGATTTTTCCAGTGCGCCAATCAAATCCGGTATTACATTGGGTACAGAACATTTGGTCGCAGTTTCGGACAACTGTGAAATCGGCGAGTAGAAATAAACGATTGACTTGTTGCGAACGTCCTTGAATAGAATCTATATTGATTGTTTTACCACCTCCCACCGTCCACCCATAATATGTACCCATTCCAATAGACCGAACAATAATTTTATTCATTGTTGATTCCGACATATTGGAAGGATTCTTAGAAAATCCCATCAATTGTAATTTTATGGAACTTTCCAACGACATATAATTATCCACTCGTAGTTCTACAATACCAACACGTAAATCAGTACTTAGACGAAGTGCGAGAGTATGCTTACTGTTCACAATGTAAGTCATTCCATTGACTTGCTGTACTTCAAACATCTCATCCTCGCCTGTACATAGCGCCTCTACTGTACGTTGTAGCCCATCATCACCTACAAGAATATCTCCTACCTCAATATTCTGGGACATCTTCGTAGTTTTATCCCACAAGAGAATGGGTGTATCTTTCGCAAAGCATCCTTCAATCTTACAAATAGACACACCGCATTTCGGGCAATTCTTCGCCTCCCTTGAAATCAGTCGTGCTGTTGCAACTTTCTCTGCATCACACGTATGTTCAATATCACGATTCGGTCCTTTCAAATCGTGGCAATCAGGACACGTATATTGGTCACACAAACCACATTTCCATGCTGTACTTAAGAATCCCTTACATTCTGGTGCGGGGCAAGGCTTTATAAATGCCGCAACTTCGCGTTTTTTACTTACGGGTGCTTCATCTGTAATTGTATTTTCAGGCACGGGAGGAGGAGCTTCGGCACGCAGGCGTGCTTGCCAGACCGCCTCTTTATACTCCTCTCTCTGTTTCTGTCGCTCTCGCTCTGCGCGACGATTTTCCTCCCGTTGGCGTACTTGCTCCACAATATCCGCTTTTCCAAAGTTATTTAAAATCTCATGCGCATTTCCTATCATCGTTTCTAAATCCTCACGGCGTTGCTTTATTTCTTTATACTGTTTTTCCACATTGTCCAGTTCCTTACTCATATCCTGGTAGAGTTTCTGTGCCGTTCTATACTCCGTAGCATCTTGTTGCGTTGCGGGTAATCGTGCCTTCTCCCTATCGCAGAGCACCTTCTCACGATGTTCTTTATACGTTCCAAGACGAAACGCACGGGTGAATGAACCGTCTAGAAATTCACGCTCCCAACGGTGCTCACAATCTATATTCACACACGCCGGATTATCATTAATATCGTTGAGAGCATAGGTTTGGAGACACGTACGGCAAATTTCAATACCGCAATGGGGGCATTTCGTCGGTGCGCGAGTTGTCTTGGTAAATTTATCAAAGCAAACGGAGCAGGTTTTGGCATCAGGCATTCTATAAACCTCAGAATTGGGCAAATTAGCGAGGTCAATTTTTCGCTGAGATTATGCGATTTTGCCATTGTATAAAGAAGGTTTTCGTAAATAGTATAAATGGGTAGTCTTTTTTCTCAATCTCTGGATACTCGACGATGTTGTACGGATGCCCGTGTTCCTTCCGATATTGATAGACTCTATGTTGAATCAGTGGCTATGAATTTAGAAACAGAAGCAATACAAAAAGGATATGTGCATGATTGATTTTTATTACTATATATGTAGAGATGAATGTAGCAGCATTAGGTGAAGCAGCAAGAAAAGGAAATATTGAAGAAGTCCATAGATTGTTGGATAAAGGTACAACAACACGGACGCGCGACTCTAACGGTCATAGCATACTTCATATCGCGCTTCTGAACGGACATGCGGATATTGCGAGGTTGCTGATTGAGTATGGCGCGGATATTCATATACCTACATACGATGGCTATGCACCGCTTCATTTTGCTGCTGGTTATTGCGCCGCAGCTATACCTTTACTCCTTGAAAAAGGGGCGGATCCTAGATTAAACCCTTCTTTATTTACTCCTAGTCCCCTAGAGTTTGCTATTCTTATAGGAAATGTTGAAGGTGTTGCTGCACTTATTGAGGGTGGTGCGAATGTAAATATGCCTACTCCTCATAAAAAAACCGCTCTTTATAAAGCTGTGGCAGTAAATAGAGCGTCTATAGTGAAAGTGCTTCTAGACCACGGCGCAGATATTGATTACGCGGATACAGACGGCACTACTGCGCTTCATATTGCTGCTACACGTGATATAGACATTCTAGCCCTTCTAGTTGAACGTGGTGCGAATACTCGCGTGATTGATGTAGGTGGACGAACTCCCCTTCACGTGGCAGCAAGTATGGGTCGTACAGAAGCAGCTGCGCTTCTACTAGCGATTTCCCCGGAACTCGCTGAAATTCCAGATGGTAACGGGTATCTTCCGCAACTTGAAAATTGCCCTGGTATCCAAGAAGCGGTTCTTCGTATGGAGTCTACCACTGTAGCTATACTAGCTGCACGCCGTCGCCTTTTTGCGACAACTGTGTGGCAAAGACGGGCGGCTGAACGACAAGCAAGATATGCTGCTCATATGGCTGCGTCTGGTTCTGCTGCTACAGGTACGGCTGCTGCTACAGGTACGGCTGCTCCTTCTGGTGCGACAGGCAATTCTAATGTTCGTGCGGTCATAACAATAGAAAACACACCGAGCCAAAAAGCAGGAAAGGCTGCTCTTAATCGTCTAGCCAAAAGCAAAACTAAAGCGAATATGTCAGGAGCCCCGAGAAGACGTAAAACACGTTCTGAACGCAAGGTAAAGAGGATGTCTAGAAAGCAAAGAGGAACGCAGTAATGAAAATGTCTGCGAGCGAAAGACGCGTTACATTGAATTATAAACATAAATTAAATTTCTGTTTATAATACTAATTTTATTGTTATTTCATATAGTATAAATTGTAGCTATCAAACCCTAGTCTGAATGACTTTTCATATATATTAGTGGGCGATGTTATAAAGTTTAAAGAGAAACTTTATAACTCGCCCAATAGTAGTAGATATGGATGATAGAACACGATTAATTTTTGAAGTACAACATGGGACGAATAATCTTGAAAAAGTGCGTACGCTGCTTGATAAAGGCTTACTACCAATAAATGAGCTTCTTGGGTATTATGGAGACTCTACACTTCTCCACCTAGCATCTTTTGGGAATAAAACAGAGATTATGAAGTTACTGATTGAGCGCGGTGCTGATTTGAATCTTCGAGGATCACATACTGGTCAAACGGCTCTTCATTTGGCTACTACACAATCAGTTCCAGCTGGAGTAAAGTTACTTCTTGATTTTGGTAGCGATGTAAATGCCGTAAATTTCGATGGATACACTCCTCTTCATAAAGCGGCGCGCGCTAATCGCTCGGAAATAGTTGCTCTTCTTCTAGCACATGGTGCGGATACTCACGCGAAGACCACAGATTATGGAGACACTCCTCTTCACCGGGTATTTAATGGGAATATGTGGGCTAATACGGAAATCGGTGCACTACTTCTGTGTGTTAGCCCCGAAACTGCCAATATTCTAAACGACATTGGAGAACTTCCGCACATTCAGTACAACCCAAGTCTTCAGGCTGCGATTATTGCTGCTGCTCCATCTGCTGTAGCTATATTAGCTGCACGCCGCCGCCTTTTTGCGACAATTGCGTGGCAAAGACGGGCGGCTGAACGACAAGCAAGATATGCTGCTCATATGGCTGCGTCTGCTTCTGCTGCGTCTGGTTCCGCTGCTTCTGGAGGTGCTGGTTCTGCTTCTGCTACAGGACCGGCTGCTTCTGCTTCTGGATGTGCTGCGTCTGGTTCTGCTGCGTCTGGTTCCGCT